CGCGGTAAATAACTAAGATAAACGCGGCGACCGCGCACCTTGCCTTTTGTCGGAATCGGATAAGTCATGCGCGGTTGCCACTTATATGACAAAGTAGGAACATGGCGATCTTCAATAAAACTCGTAAAGCAGCAATAAGCCCAGCGCCTAGCGTGGCAGCTGCGGTCGCTGGCGGTTACACAAGTAACGCGCAAGGCGTAAGCATGATCGGCCAGTATTACAGTTACCAAGAAGGCGAAGCGCGCAATCGGGCAATCAGCGTTCCAACGATTAACCGCGCTCGAGATTTGATGGCGTCGGTAATTGGCTCAATGCCGTTGCGCTCATACAACGAGTTTTGGAACGGCGAAGAAATGGAACGCATTTATATTGCGCCACGTTCGTGGATGCGCCGACCAGACCCGACCGTGTCCGCACAATTTCTCTTTAGTTGGACACTTGATGACCTCATGATGTTTGGCAGAGCATTCTGGTACATCACATCGCGCACCGCTGACGGCTACCCTGCCACGTTTACCCGACTGCCAGCAGGATCAATTACCACGACCGACATGGTGGGCCCTGTGTGGTTTGCCCCGTCTAAAGAGGTTTACTTCAACGGCGGAATGCTAGACCCAACAAACCTTGTGCAATTCCTATCGCCAGCGCAAGGAATGATTTACTCGGCACCTGGCGCAATTGAGACCGCACTTAAATTAGAAGCTGCGCGTAACCGAAACGCGTCGTCAAGCATCCCTGCTGGCGTACTTAAGCAAACAGGTGGCGAGCCACTTAGCGCGCAAGAACTTGCTGATTTGGCAAGCGCGTTTAACGCCGCTCGAGCAACAAACCAGACTGCAGCGCTTAACGAGTATTTGACATACACGGAAACAAACAGCACACCTGACAAGATGCTTTTGATTGAGGCATCGCAATATCAGGCGCTTGAAATGTCACGTCTGGCAAATGTTCCGCCGTATTTGGTAGGCGTTGCAACTGGCGCATATTCGTATCAGTCATCCCAGCAAGCGCGCGCCGATCTTTACTTGTTCGGTGTCAAGTTGTATGCCGATGCAATTGCTGGCGCGCTCTCAATGGACAACGTCCTACCGCGCGGAACCTATGTTGAGTTTGACGCAGATGAATACCTAGAAGAAAACTTTATGGCCGATCAAATGGACGACCGTGAAGAAGTCGTAAGAGAAAACACACAAGAGGAGTTAGCAAGATGATCAAACTAATTGCAGGAGAGTTCACGCTTGACGCTGCCAAAGGCGACGCACCACGCCGCACCATCAGCGGAGTAGCCGTTCCATACAACGTGCCGGCAGTAGTTTCGGACGGTACAGCTGTGATCTTTCGCCCAGGCTCATTGCCAGTCGAAGGCAAAGCACCGCGCCTTTTCATGTACCACGATGCCTCAATGCCAGTAGGCGTAGTTACCGAGCGCGCAGAAACCGAAGAAGGCATGATGTTCAGCGCCAAGATCAGCGCCACCAGCCTCGGTAACGATGCCCTTGTTATGGCCATTGACGGCACCATTGACCAAGTATCCGTTGGCGTAAATCCGACCAAGTTCTCGTATGACGAAGAAGGCACAATGGTCATTGAGTCAGCCGACTGGATGGAATTGTCGCTAGTTCCGATTGGCGCTTTTGGCGATGCAGCAAACATCACCAAAGTGGCAGCGAGTATCCACCAAGAGCCCGAAGAAGTAGTGTTAAATGAAGAAGTAACCCCAGTAGAGGAGAAACAAGAAATGTCCGAAATAAACGAAACCGCAGTCGAGGCAACCGTTCCTACTGCACCAGTATTTGCACAAGCAAAGCGCAAGTTTGATCTGCCAACCGCAGGTGAATATCTTGCAGCAATGCACATCGGCGGAGAAACATTCCGCAACGTTGCAGCAGCCGCACGCGACTACGCATTGTCAAAGCAAAGCGCATTGCAAGCAGCTGCAGGCGACGTGCTTACAACCGATACACCTGGTCTTTTGCCAGTACCAGTTCTCGGACCAGTATTTGAAGACTTAAACTACATCCGTCCAGTAGTCGCAGCAGTCGGCGCTCGCGCAATGCCAGACGGCGGAAATCAAAAAACCTTTATCCGCCCAACGTGGACGACACACACTTCGGTAGCTGCACAAGCAAACGAACTTGCTGCAGTATCGGCAACCACCCCCGTGATTGCCTCGAACGTGGTCAGCAAGACAACCCTAAGCGGTCAAGTGACCCTCTCCGTACAGGATGTGGACTTCACGAGCCCCGCAGCAATGGAAATCATCTTGCGCGATCTCGCAGGACAATACTTGTTGAAGAGCGATGACGTTGCAGCCGATGCGATTACCGCAGGTGCATCAGCATCAGGTTCAACTTGGACTTACAACAGCACCGACCCATCAACGTTGTTCGCAGCGCTCTACGATGCAGCAACCGACATTCTGACCGCAAGCAACTTCTTGCCTGACCACATTTTTGTCAGCCCGAACGTATGGAAGTTGCTCGGCCAGCAATTGGACGGAGATAAGCGTTCCGTATTCCCATACGCTGGCGCTGCCGGTCTCATGGGCGTAAACGCTGCAGGAACCGCAAACATCACACAGCTCAACACGTTCAACCCATTCGGTTTGAACCTTGTTGCCGATCGCAACTTTGCAAACAACACAATGGTTGTTGCAAAAGCATCAGCAATTGAGTTCTACGAGCAGGTACGTGGCTTAATGTCAGTAGAAGCACCATCCACACTCGGACGCGTGTTCTCCTACTACGGATACGTTGCAACGTTCATCGCAGACAGCGATCTCGTCAAGTCCATCACCGTCAGTCCTTGATTCGGAAGGTAGGCCCTAGTAATGGCCACCTATTCGGTCACTAACAAGTACCTAATTGACAACTACGCCGTACTGCAACTCCTGACCCCCAGCGAGATTGCAGTCGGCCAGTCAATTACGGTTGCAGGCGTTGACGCCACATTTAACGGCACCTACACGGTGCGTGCTTTGCCACAGTATTTGTTTCTTGGCGTTGACAGTCAGGGCGACCTGCTGTACGACTACCAGTTGCCTATTGCTGATCAAGTGCTATTTGCAAAGACTGCCGATGATGTCGAGCGCACCGCCGCATCTGGCACAGTCACCTACGCGCCAGTTTGCACATGGGTAACGGCCTCGGATGTTATGACTTACCTTGGCATCACTATTGCTAACCCGTCTGACGATTACACGTTGCTTACGCAATCGGTGTCGGCTGGCAATCAGTTCTGTTATCGCAGGCGTCAGGAGAGCGGTTATATTGACTCTCTAACGACCTCACCAGGAGGAGACGCAACATTGGGCACTTTGATGTATTGCGCCGCTCTGTGGCGCTCCAGAGGGTCAATAGAGGCAACCTACGCCACGTTTGACGGCATGGGCTCGGCACCACAGCAAAGCCTGACCCCGATCGTCAAGCAGCTGCTTGGCATCCCACGTCCAGCGGTTGCCTAATGGCTTACACCGACCTGTTCAACGAAGCCATCGATGATTTGACGGCAACGCTGACCGCGGTGTCTGGCCTGCGTGTTGTCAACGATTCAACAAAGATCGGGCCTAATTGCGTGTTCTTAGACGCTCCGAGTTTTGAAACGTTTGCTGGCAATGGCAACATTGTGCGCATGGAGTTTCCGATCAAAGTGGTTGGCTCAGGCCCGGCAGGATTGCCAATCCTTAGATCAATCCTCAGCATTGTGGCAACAGTCCTTGGCTCACCAATTATTGTCATGGCTGGACGACCATCAAGCCTTGAAATTGGCGGCGCGCTATACCCTTGCTACGACCTTGACTGCGCAATACAGGCTCAAAAATCATGAGCTTTTTAATCGCATCAAACAGACTCGGCAAAATCGGCGAGCCATACCAACCAGCAGAAGGCATCAACATTGACGCTTTGCTAGCAGGTGGTTTCATCGTTGTTGTTGAAGTATCAACCACAGAAGAAGAAAAACCTGCTAAAACTAAACCTAAGAAAGCATCCAAGGAGTAACCATGGCAACCAGCACCTATCTTTCAAACCCAGTCGTCACCGTTAACGCGGTAGACCTCTCAGACCAATGCACCGGCGCAACCGTCAACATCAACGTTGACCAGCTCGAAGCAACAGCATTCGGAGACACCGCACGCAAATACGTTGCAGGTCTCGGTTCAAGCTCAATCACACTTGACTTCTATGCGAGCTTCGCAGCCACAGAGTCATGGATTACCCTTTCGGCACTAGTGGGCACGAGCACAACCGTCATAGTTCAACCATCATCTGGAAACGAATCAGCAACTAACCCAAAGATGACATTGACTGGAACATTCTTGGCAACGCTTCCAGTTGTAAACTCGTTGGGCGCTCTTGGCACCATCAGCGTTACATTTAACGGTGGCGTTTACACCACAGACGTTACCCCATCATAATCTGACCGCGCACCGGTCCGACACGAAAGCGAGACAAGATGAAACTGCACCTCAAGGTGACAGAAGAAGGCAAAGACCCATACGAAGTGACAACTAACCTCGTCACACTTGTTGCATGGGAGCGACGCTTTAAACGCAAAGCATCAGATATGGCTAGCGGCGTAGGCGTTGAAGACCTTGCGTTCTTAGCGTGGGAAGCATCGAAGCAAGCCAAGATTGTAGTGCCAGGAGAGTTTGACAAGTTTATTGCCAAACTTGAATCGGTTGAAGTGATTGCAGAGGAACTGGAAAACCCTACCCACGCGGAACTCACAGAAGGCTCCTAGCAGAATTGCTAGTTGCTCTTTCGTGGGCTCCGCGCTTTTATTCAGAAGAGTTTGACACCGCCGACTTGCTTACTGTCACTACTGTGTTAGAGGAGAAGAACAGGAACAAGTGACATGGCAAAAACAGGTATTCAGGTTTACGGGGTTAAAGAAGACCTTAAAAGGCTGAACAAACTTGCACCAGATTTGCGTAAGCAAATACTGCAAGATGCCAAAGCAATTGTTGAACCTGTAATTCGTACAGCATCTGGCGCTTATCCCGACAAGTATTTGTCAGGCATGTCGAGAGCCTGGACTCAAGGGTCAAACAAAAAGTTTCCGTATGACAGGGCTAAAGCAATCAAAGGCATATCAGTCAAAGTTGATACTCGCAAAAAATCGGAGTCAACGATCACGATTATTCAGAAAAATCCTGCTGCAACGATCATTGACATGGCTGGCAAAAAAGGTGGCAAAACCCCAGCTGGCAAAAACATGATCGCAGGCTTGACCATGCACTTTGGCGCGCCTAGTCGAGTGATGTGGCCG